ACTGCAAATCACAGCTGACGACGTTACCTGTGACACCAGTTTTTCCGCGGGGAACACCACCCGTGTGCTTGACTCGCTCTGCCTGCAGAAGGGTGGCTTTGAAGCAAGAGTCATCACGAGCAGAGCGGCGAGGCGCAGGAGAAATCTGAGGATGGGGCGCATGATGCTGCACCCCCATAGACGCTTGGCTGCAGAGATGGCCGCGTACCTACAGATGCGCCAGGGGAGGGTCACCCCAAATATGACCCACACTGTGATCGTGGCTCAGCGTGAGTCCAATTTCCGTCGGGCGCAGGACATGTTCCACAATCCCCCCGAAGGCTTGGATTTCACGACTGATCCACGCATCATTACTGACCCCTGCATGCAAGCACGCATTGCAGGGGAAGCCGCGCGGCTGTCCGTGAGTGTCAACTGCGCCATGGTGACAGAGAATCGAGTGTATCATAACCGTGAAAACACTCTTCTGCGTCATGAGTTCGCCAACCCGACTGAGAGCAGGGCAGCGAACTGGTGGTGGAGGATGACTGGTACAGTGTGGGCCAGTCAGACCTCCACGGTCAACTAGAGGGGCCGGTGCTGTCTCGTGGACTTAATTGCCCTACCGAAGTGCTCGTGGAAAACATTGAGCTGCGGAAGGGCGAGAAGTTATGCCGCACTAGACGCATCGGCCTAGAGAGAGAGAGAAAGGTTGGCCATCTTTTGCCTCTCTCTTTTTACTCTGACTACACCTTTCACAACCCGACCGGGGAAAATCTCTGGTGCGCAGTTGTTGAACGGGCGTTCGTGGTGAAGGGTGAGGGGGACGTCTACGTCAGACCCCCCCGCCCTGAACCCGGAGTTTTCACGAGGTGCGATTATTTCGCACGCCGCGTTGCCAACATTGTTGGCAACTTGGATCCGTACTCTCCGGACGAATTTGTGTTGCTATACGACGATGCTAGAAAGCGTAAGCGATACTCTGATGCCCGTGACAGCTTGCTGCTCAACCCCGTGAGTGAGGCAGACTTCTGCGTCTCCTATTTCGGCAAGTGTGAGAAGGTTAACATGCCGGCCAAGAAAAGGCATGTTCAGCGTGGTATATCCCCGAGGAATCCGCGGGGAAACCTGTCCGTTGGGTGCTACATCAA